TGATGTGATGATATTTAAGGAACCATAAACTTAACAGTTATATTAATAGATATCATAATGGATATTATGTATTCAATATGATATATTTTATTATATTTGTCTTTATATAAATCTGTATGTATGAGTAATATAAAGATTGATCCAAACAACTACCGTATCCATGACGACAAGAACAAACGTCTGATCCGGAAAAGCCTTGAAGAATGTGGTGCCGGGCGTTCTATCCTTTTTGACAATGATGATTGTATCATTGCCGGAAATGGTGTGTATGAACAGGCTCAGGAGCTAGGTTTGAAGGTGCGTGTCATTGAAAGTGACGGTGCGGAACTAATTGCAATCAAGCGTAAAGACTTATCGACGGAAGATGCCCGGCGTAAGGCATTAGCTTTAGCAGACAACCATACATCTGATACATCATTTTTTGATTTTGATGCTGTTGTAAAAGATTTTGGCGTAGATGAATTGGATCGTTGGGAGATTGATTTGTCATCAGTGACTATCGATATGGAAAATCAGGATGAAGATATTCCGGATGAACTGACTGCAGAAAGAAAAGTTGCTCTTCCATTCGTGAAGATATCATTTCAAAGTGTGAAACAGTTTGAGCGATTTGAAGTAGGATTGAAGGTACTTATAGAAAAGTTTGAAGGTATAACCTATGTTGTGGGAGGTGGTGAATTATGAGACTGGAAAAGGCTTCATACCAGGCTATTAAATTTGCATGTTTGAAATATCATTATGCAAAAGCTGTACCACAGTCCCGACTTGGTTATTCTGTCTTCAATGATTCGGATGAGTGGTGTGGAGTGATATTATTTTCTAATGGAGCCAATCAACATATTGCATCAAGCTTTAATCTGGTCCAGGGGCAAGTCATGGAGTTGGTCCGTGTGGCATTGAACGGAAAACAGGAATGCACGTCCCAAGCTTTGTCTATGTCATTGAAAGCAATTAGGCAGGATGCACCGCTGATCAAGTTGATCGTCAGTTATGCAGACCGGAACCAGGGGCATATTGGAGTGATTTATCAAGCAACAAACTGGTATTACTTAGGTGAGTTTTCTTCGGAACGTGGTGTTATGTTGAATGGTAAATTGATTCACCGGAGATCGGTTGTATCCAAATATGGAACATCGACATTAGAATGGTTGAAGAAGAATGTTGATCCACATGCAGAAGTGATCAAAGGTGAAACGAAGATCAAATATGTTTATCCGATTGATCGAAGGATGATCAAATCTATAAGGGCTATATCTAAGCCTTATCCCAAAAGAGTAATAGTTTAACAATATAGGTTTAACAAATGGCAGCAACAAGAAAAGCAAGAGAAAAAGAGCAGGACAAACAGTTGATTGCCCCTCTTTACTTTAAAGCGTATACATTCCGTGAGATTGCGGAGTCTGTATCTGCCATTACTGGCCGTACGATTTCCCATGTAACAGTATTCAATGATGTTAAGGAGATACTGAAAGAGTCTGAGGAGGCCCGGAAGGATTTTGTTAATAATCAATTGACAATAGAACTCGGGAAAATCAACAAGCTGGAACGCGAGTATTGGGAAGCCTGGGAGAAATCAAAGACGGACCAGAAAAAGAAGTCTGTTGAGAAGAAAGATGATTGTGAGGGTGATCCGGCAAAAGGTAAAAAGAAATCTTCTACCCGTGTTCTGGGAGAGGAAATTATCAACATGGGCGATCCGCGTTATCTGGCCGGTATCGAACGATGTATTGAAATGCGTTGTAAACTTCTTGGAATAAACGGAACTCAAAAAGTTGATGTGACAACGGGCGGTAATAAGATACAGTTTACCGGTTTCAATTTCCTGCCGGTAACACCGAACGTAGAAAAGCTAATAAAGCAAGCTGATGAATGAAGGTAAATTTAAAACAGCGGCTTGCCTACAACTATCTAGCGGATAGTGAACATAAATTCATCCTGTACGGCGGTGCGGGAGGTGGTGGAAAATCTTGGTTAGGGTGTGAATGGTTGATGCAATGTGCCTTTCATTTGCCTGGTACACGCTGGTTTGTTGGTCGTAACAATCTAAAGGACTCACAGGCTTCAGTATCGGTAACGTTTAGTAAAGTTGCAAAATATCACGGGTTTACCGGTTACCGTGTCACAAACGACGGAATCAAGTTCGATAACGGTTCGGAGATCGTTTATCTGGATTTGACTTATTATCCATATAAAGACCCAATGTATGAACGGTTAGGATCGAAAGAGTTTACTGGGGGATGGATAGAGGAAGCCGGAGAGATCAACGGTCTGGCTTTTGAAGTGTTGAAAACTCGTACAGGTCGACACCTGAATGATGTCTATAATATCCCGTCGAAAATACTGATAACCTGTAACCCGAAAAAGAACTGGTTATACAAGACTTTTTATAAGCCTTGGAAAGACGGTAAGATCAAAGCACCGTATGCATTCATACCGGCATTAGTACAAGATAACCCGTTTGTAACAGAAGACTATGTTGATACCCTTCGTCAGACAGAGGACAAAGTAACGTATCAACGTCTTTATCTGGGTAACTGGGAGTATGACGGTGATCCGAACTCTCTAGTTGATTACGATGCAGTGATGGATTGTTTTACCAATACCGGTGCATTGATCGGCGGGAAGGCTATAAGTGCCGACCTGGCAATGAAAGGACGAGATCACTTTGTCGCGGGTTACTGGGAAGGCTTACGGGTTTCAATCGAGATTGATAAAGACAAATCATCTGGTCGGGAGATTGAAACAGATTTGCGAAAGCTTATGGTTACGCGTGGCGTCGGCAGGTCCCAAACAGTTGCAGACAGTGATGGCTTAGGATGTTATCTGGAGAGCTATCTGAACGGAATCAAAGAGTTTAAGAATGGTGCATCTGCATTCAATAATAAATATGCGAACCTGAAAGCCGAATGTGCATACAAGTTGGCTGAGATGATAGACAAACGGCAGTTGCAGATCATTTGCCGACCGGATCAGGCGGAACACATTGCTGAAGAACTACAGCTGTTGATTGCAGCGAATGTAGATAAGGATACCCGGAAAAAGGATATCATCAGCAAGGAAGCAATGAAGGGTATAATAAAGCGGTCTCCGGACTATTTAGATATGCTGATAATGGGAATGTATAGACTTGTTGCCCCGCGTACGGGTAACTCAACATATAACTGGTAATGAAGATAACGAGTAAGACTACTATTGAAGATGTGATTCTGATGCTAAAAGGTATTGACTTTTGGGATCAGCTGGAGACTGTATTTGTTCCGGTGAAAATACCAGAACTGACATACGGTCAACGTATTGACTTATCCTCCATGAATACAAGGTATGACCTTCTGTTTATTCCTCAAAAAGTATTGTTAGGACTAGATGAGAAGGAGGTGATGAGTAAGCCTTTTATCTCTGTCTACAACTATGGTCTGTCTGTTTACCGGGAACTGGAACGTATGACAATCCGTGACGAAAAAACATTCAAATATAATCCGACGGCGGAAGAAGTAAAAGCAGGGTTCTATGGGATCGATCACGGTGTTTTTGGCGTTGTCGATCGGATTGCTCAACGTTTGTCTATTTCTCATGAAGCAGTATTTGATTTGCCGGAGAGACGGATATATGCAATGATGAAGATCGACTATGACAACGGAATGTATCAAAGGAGGTTGAACCAAATAATAAGTAAACAGAAATGACAGTACAGGATAAATTGAAACAGATTGCAGAATCACTAGGAGTACCGTTCGTTTTTGAGGATTGGACCCTGGCTAATGTGGAGATTGACAGGACACCACTTCCGGCCGTCGTGTATGTTCTTCCTGCTTCCGGGGAACTGGACTTTAAGAATGGAAATATCCGTGACAACCAGAACGGGATACTGGCATTCTTAGATAAAGTCGAGTTGAATGGTAACGGTCAGGACAATGACAGTGTTGTTGATCGGATGAAATCATTAGCCATGAGATTTATTGTGAAGTTGAACGAAACGGGATACTTTGAACCTTTGGGTGGAGTGATGAAGTACCAGGTTGCATATAATAAACTCAATGCAGTGACATCAGGCATTGTCTTTGAAGTGACATTGAAAGAGATAACCGGAATATGTGAACGTAATCTATGAAAGAAGTACAGAACATAATATTTGAAGAATTGGAGGATCTTCGGAAACGAATAATATCCAATATTGACAGTACCGGGCGTAAAGCGTCTGGCCGTACTTCTGGCTCCATGCATACAGATATTTCAGAGAATCGTGGGATATTGTTCGGACGTATGGCTTTTGGTACGTTGGAGACTGGACGTAAGTCGGGTAAGGTTCCGGCAGGATTTTATCAGATCATAAAGCAGTGGGTAATTGATAAAGGTATCTCTTTCGATAGCCAGTCTGAGCGCAATTCTTTTGCTTATTTGGTTTCCCGTAAAATAGCCAGGGAAGGAACACAGCTTTACCGTACGGGCGCCGAAGCCGATGTATATACAACGGAGGTTCCGGAAACAATTGAACGTATAAAGGATCGTGTCGGTTTCTTGATGAGATTGGAGTTTGAATCTATAAAATTGAACAAATAATATGGCAACAGTAAATGCACCAACGGATACGCAGTATGTTTTTGATCCAGTTCTTTTCATAATGGAAGGAGCAGGGGAGTATGATATCACTATTGAAGGTGTGAAGACAAAAGTGTCTGCAATAGCTAACACTGCTGTGTTTGATGCATCAGGACTTTTAAAGTCCTTGTTCACTATTGATACGTTGTCAAATGGGATAGTCCGAAAGAATGTTGCCTGGTCCGTGGTGCAAGCCGGTGTATCTCTCGCTTCTGGAATCTTTGAAGTTGTCTATGGTAGTAATAAGGTTGTGAGTTTCTCCGGAGACGGGGCACATATCACATTACGCTGGATTAGCCGTAGCGGTGAGTTAGATTCATACGAATTCTGTATTCATCAGGACAGCCGGAAATTAGAGAATATTCAAACGGCCGGTATCGGAGGATTGACTTATAAATTATCATTCAGCCAGGTTAATAAAATAACTCTGTTCACAGCTTTGGTGAACCGGGAAACATTTGAAGACTTTACGACCATTCAGGAAAGTGCTATTGTACAGGCCTCTGTTCTTGATGGGTGGTTGAATGTAGAGGTTGAAGCAAAAGAGTATAAACGAACAAAAGCCGCATTGCAGGATTTTGATATAACAATAGTGTTACCGAATGAAAGATAAACTATTCATTGATAATGTAGAGGTTGATTTACCGGAAGGTGGATCGGGTGTCGTATTGAATCGTGCAGTGAGTAAGCCTGCTGATATGTCAACGATATTGTCGGGATATTCTTATACTATCCAGCTTCCTAAAACAGCACATAACATTCAGACGTTTGGTTTCTCAACGGAGGTGAATGTAGAAAGTGACTACCCACATGTAGAACACACAGCAAAAGTAATCAGGGATGGTATCACTCTGTTTGATGATGGTGTTGCAGTCGTTAAATCTGCCAGTAAAACAATTGAAGTTCTGATCAAATTCGGAGGAAATAAACGGTTGACAAGTCTCAATGATTACAAGCTAAAAGATATTTTTCCGGATAGTGGTTTGATTCCTTGGGACTATAGTGTGACCGAAACGGATTTTGTAAAATGGGTTCCAAAGTTAGACGGAATGCAAAGACAGCATCCCGAACATTTACGGCCAGCAGTTAAAGTGTCTACATTATTCGATATGATTGTTGGGCAGTCGTTTGTCATGAATAACGCTTATCGATCTGTGATCGAAAAAATGTGGTTGATGTTACCTACAACAAATGGGAGTGAGGACGTTGCAAAGAATCTGGCTTTCCGTCTCAAGGGGACAACAACATCTGATCTGATCTCCGGTAGGGAACGTTATGATATTCTACCTGATTTGAGTTACCAAAATGCTCCTTATCATCAGAAACTGCATGACCTTATATATCGCACATTGCCTGTAACCTTTATTAAAATTCCATTAGGTGGACGATATCGGATAAAAGGTACAGTAAAAGCGAATAATGCTGCAACTGGGTGGAAGTTCGGTATATTCACTCCTTCTGTTGAGTTTAAGGAAGGTGAGCCTCCTATGTTCGATATATTTGAAAGTGCATCAAAAGATATTGATGAGTATAGAAACATTGGTGCAGGTGATATTTGTTTTGGTATTTACGATCCTTTTAAGACTGGGAATTTTGAAATAGATTTGACTATCTCTTTTGCTCCGGAGAATGAAAAGGATTATTCCCAGACAGCATTCTTATTGGATTATCCTATACGGGAGAACCTTCCGGATATATCGACGATGGACTTTATAAAGTCTGTCATGGGGGTGTTTGGCTTGATGGTTGAACAGCAGGGAAGTGTTTTATCATTCTACAATGTGGATGATGTAATCCTGAATAAATCCGGAGCGATTAATATTTCAAAAATGCTTATCGATAAAAAAGATGATAAGCTGGAATATTCCTATGGATTGACTAAAAAGAATATGCTGAAATATGCAGAAGATGATTTGGTTGATAAATTGTTCGGAGCATATACGTTTACAGCAGACACGTACGATAAGCAGGAGAATACGGTATATCAGTCTCCTTATGCTGCTACTAACAAAAACATTCCTCTATATACTTATAAAGTTGAAGAAGGGAAAGCAGAATATACTTTGAATAAAACGTCAAAGTGCCGGTTATTGTTGGAGAATGGGACCGTTGCGCTAGAAGTTTGGGGGAAATGGATAGATGCAGATATGAAAACTGTCACTTTCCGTTCATTTACTTTTGAACCTTTGAAATATGACAACCTGGTCCGTAGATATTGGACGGGGTATTTAGGTGTTTACGCAAATAAACCGAGAATTTCATATCGAAAGGCGAAACTTGATCCGACCTTTTTCCCGAATCTATCTTTTTGTAAACCATTGTATGCAGATGGTAATTATTACATGTTGCTATCGGTAAATAACTATACAGAAGTTGGTAAAGCTGATTTAGAACTGGCTCTCATTGATGGGGTAGATGTAACGGGGGAAGGTGAAACCTCTTTGAGAAACGCCATATTGGTAAATCCGACAACACCGTTGAAATTTTCACCTACTACGGTCGCTCTTTATACGGCAATGTCTTTGGCTGTTGCAACATCTACTGATGGAAAGCTGATTCGTGAATTAGACGAAACCGGGACGGTGACAAATGATATGTATTTGCCATTGGATACAGGAGAGGGGGATGCTAAAAGAGTTGCTTTAAAAACTATCAAGGATAATATTCAGAGTGACAGTGAAGGAATATTCCTTCGTAAAGACAAGCCGGATTCAACTGAGTTTCCGATCGCCTTTAAAGGAGGCGCTACCTTTGGCAATTATGTAGGCGGCTTTCATGGCTCCGGTGCCAGGATAAATGAAAAAGGGGAAGGCGAAATGCGTAGCCTTCAACTATGGGAGTTCTTGGAAGTACCTGAACTACGGTTTAACCGTATCGACGTTGTTTCGGGTGAACTTTGGAATGCCATAGCTTTCGGTTTGATCGAGTCTGTCGATACAGAGAATAAGATCGTGAAATTGAAGCTGGAAGAGGGCGAACTTGCCGGATTACATGTGAATGATTTTTGTCGTGGCATATTTCATAACCTGACCGGAAATGAGACAACGGAAGGAACCGACAGTGCCGGATTTAAGACAATGGTTGGTTTCTCGACTGCTTATTTTACTCCGGTAGAGATCATAGATAATGCTCATTTCAGATATGAACTGAAACCCGGTACAACGATTCATCCCAGCATGGCTATGAAGTTTGCCGTGTACGGTCATCCTACTGATAAGAACCGGCAGAATTCCGCTTATTCAACAAGGATTTATCAGCGATATCTTCGTAATGTCAGCACGTGGGAGATTAATCCAGGGAAACATATTTCGTCGCAATGGGGTGATCTTTCCGACCTTATCATAAATGGAGAGTCCCTAGCCGAAGGATCAATCTATTTGAACAATGTTTATTTCGGAGGAAACGTTTGGAACGTTCCTGGCTTGGATAACAATTTGAAGGGACAGGATGCATATTCTGTAACCTTGTCGACTTATAGTGCTGTATATAATACGAAAGATGGATTGACTGAACAGGTTGATATCGTTACCGGTGATAAAAATGTTGTGACGGGAATGAGTCAGGTTGTTGCACAAAACTTTCGTATATCAACCAAAATTCAGGTAACAAAAGGTACGGAGTTATTACGGTACAGTACTGTTATTGGAGAAGGTAAATATCTGGTTTCCTCTGTGGGTACAGGATGCACATATACAGTAACCGATGGCCTTGTCGTAGTTCATAGCGTAACGGAGGAAAAGGCAGAAATAAAGTTGGAGATTAATTGTGAGGGACTAGCTGTCTATGAACAGGCATTTACAATTGTCCGGGTAATAGATGGTGTGGATGGTACAGATGTGGAATGGATATTTCAGCGTACCGCAACCGAAGCCGCGAAACCGGCCAGACCGACTGTCTCTGAAAATGTGGCGGATTTTGTTCCTGAGGGTTGGACAGACGATCCGGTAGGTCCAGATATAACGAATCAGTTTGAGTGGAGTTGTAAGCGTGAAAAAGCGAATGGTGTTTGGGGATCATTCTCCGAAGTATTCCTATGGTCCAGATGGGGTAAAGATGGTACTAGTACCGAATACATCTATGCCCTTTCAAAGAATTATGCGCCACCAGCGATAACTAACAGCCAGGAAGATGGCCATGTCCCTATGGAATGGTATTCTGCCCCTCTTAGCGTTACCGCAGAGTATAAAGTATTATGGGTGTCTCAACGGGTAAAAAAAGATGGGCGATGGAGTAATTTTTCTAATCCCAGTATATACGCAAAATGGGCGGAAGATGGAAAAGATGGAGATCCTGGTATAGATGGTTATTCCACATATGGAGTTTATAGAAGGTCAGAGACGCAACCGGACACTCCTGAGGAAGATAAATTGCCTCCTTCTGGTTGGGCACGGGATCCTCCTTCTGGAACCCTTCCGCTCTGGATGAGTAAGGCTGTATTTTTTAGCAGTGGTTTTAAAAAGGGGCCTTGGTCTGCTCCTGTAAGAATATCGGGAACAGACGGTCAAGATGGAGGAGCCGGTCCTTCATTGACATTCAGAAAAAAATATGATGCTTCGAAAATCTATACCGGGACGGAACAACATGTTGATGCTGTTTATACTGAAGATACTCCAGGGACTAAAGTCTTTTGGATGGCTAAAACGTCTGCCGGTTCATTTAGTAATAAATATCCGAGTGCCGGGTCTGCATATTGGGAAAGATTTCAAGGTCAATTTGAAAGTATAGCGACGGGACTGGCATTGATCGAAGAGGCAAATATTGCAGGTTGGTGGTTCTCTGACCTGACAATCCAGAGTCAAAATAGGAATGTGGTTATTGACGGCAATGCCGATACTCATCCCCGTATAGCGTTGGGGGCCTCGTATGAGAATAGGGATAATGCACCGGCAAGAATGTATGAAAATGGTGAAGTTTATTTTGAGAAGGGTACTTTTGGAGGTAAGGTCATAAGTTCACTTAATGGCAATAGGATTATTATTGATCCGGACGATCAGTCTCTAAAGATGATAAATTCATCAAATAAAGAAGTTTTTAATATTTCATTTCAGAATACAGTAGGACAACAATCGTTTCCAGAAATAAACATGTATATGCACACTGTCGATGGTGGTTTAGCGCGACATATAAAATTACACGCAGGAGGACTTTATATGCTGGGGAGTGACAGTTCTAATACAGTATCAATAACACCATCTTCTTTGACATTTCCAAATCTATCATCGATTGATCCCAAAATCAAAGGAGCTTTTTGGAGGGATGGAACAACCGTAAAGGTTTCGCAAGGATAACACTATTAAATTATAAGTAATATGGCAGGAACAAAAGATATAAAAGATTTCACAAAGTTTCCCAGTTTATCGGACAATGATTATCTGTTGGGAACAAAGACCGATTTAGGTGGTACGGATGCCGGTATAACTGTCGGGAACTTCAAAAAGCAGGTGGCCAATGATGCGGCCCCTTCAATTAATGAAAATGGATACTGGGTCGTTAATGGTGTTAGCACAGGAGAGAAAGCCCGGGGAGAAACTCCGGTGTTAAACAGCGGTACGACGACCACAGGGGAGGAAGGAACCGCATCGTCCGAAGTCGTACCTGACGGGCAGACACCGGAGGGATCGCCTAAATACAAGCTAAACCTGACCCTTCCGCGTGGATCGGCCGGTAAGGCTGGTAAAACAGCAATCTTCGGAATAGGGAATGTCTCTGATGGCGAAAAGGCCTCTGCTACCTTGACTGCTGATGGAGAAGACGGATCCGGTAATCCCAAGTATAAATTGAATCTTGTGTTACCTGCAGGTAAAACCGGAGAAAACGGAAAAACTCCGAAGTTCGAAGCCGGGAGTGTCTCGACACTGGAACCGGGCCAGTTGGCCTCGGCTGAAATAAGCTTCAAAGAGTACGATATGGACGGTAGCCCAATATACGTAATTTCTTTGTCTATCCCGAAAGGAGATACAGGTAGTCCCGGTAAAACCCCGGTTCTTAAATCAGTCAATGCCAAATCCGGAGACACTCCTTCCGGCAGTTTCATCGCTGATGGTACAGATGAATCCGGTAACCCGAAGTATATCCTGAATCTTACATTACCTGCCGGAAAAGACGGACAACCGGCAATATTTGAACAGGGAACGACGACTACATTGGAACCGACAGAACCGGCCTCTGTAGAAGTTGTTGAGAATGGGACAACTCCTGAAGGAAATCCCAAGTATATCCTGAACTTTAGTATTCCCAGAGGCCAGGTAGGTAAACCTGGAATCGGATCGGGTAATGTGTCTGCCGATGGTACCGGGCTTGTAGCTGGTAAAAAGTATTTGTTTGTCCCGGAATCGGACGGAAGTACATCTGGTGCGTTTGTCGAGTATGTCGCCCCTGAAGCATATGATGATACCCCACTTAGAAAGGAAATAGCCGATAATCTGGCTGCAGCCAAGACTTACACCAATGAACAGATAGCTGGTATCGTTCAATTTGATATAAAAGCGGTCCCGGAACTGCCGGATACCGGAGTAAAAGGAACGATCTATTTAGTTCCTAAAACCGGATCGGGAAATGATGTCCATAATGAGTATATCTGGGATGAAACTTCAAGTAAATTTGAATTGATAGGTTCTACTTCTGTCGATTTATCAGATTACTATACTAAGAATGAAGCCAACGAACGTTATGTTTTGAAGGAAGCAGGGAAACGTTTAATGACGAATGCGGAAGGAGCAAAGCTGGAAGGTATAGAATCCGGTGCAAACAAATTCCAGTACCCTGTCAATCCCGGAGAAGGTCAGGTTCTCACGTGGTCTGCCGGAGCAGCCAAATGGGATAATCCGGCAAGCGGTTACGAATATATTGAACTAGGGGACATTTTACAGATAAGCCGTGTAAAGACTTCTACCGAACTGGACTGGAACGACTTTATTAAGGGTAAAACGATGGATGATTTAGAACAGGCTTATATCAACAATACCCCTATATATTCTAAAATACAAAGTCGTTATTTCGGGGAAAAGATGGGATATTCACAATGTACTTCCATAATGAAAATAGTTGACGGTACTGTTGTGCATTATTACTTATCTTTTGTCGTGGCTTATAACGCGACTAACTCTGATAATATTTACAACTACCTTATTGATTTAAGAGGCGTTACAGGGGAAGGTTGGCGCGATGCAACGTCGCGGGCAAGTTGCTTGTTCACTAAAACGGCTGTCCCTGTTGGCACATCTATCCCGTTTACTGGCGGATTTGTAATCATGGATTTGTCTACAGGAGGAAGCAGGGATTTGATTATAAACCCGCCCGGCTTCTATCCGCTTCAAAATTCGACTACAACGATCATGTTGCGTAACACGTCTAGCCTGACAACCAAGTTGACATTCACTATAAAATTAAGTTCAGATGCAAGTTCGGAAGGTTCGAAATTACTCATTCCATCTGAACTACCTGAACTGGCAGGAGGTGAAGCATGTGAACTTAGCATATTATGGGCAGACTGGAAATATATAGTTCGTGCGTCTGAACCTTTTAATTATAAAGAATACGTTGAATAGTATGGGAAACAGAAGAAGGTCATTATTATTTGCTTCCCCCTTAATAGAGGTCGCCCAGTTGGTGGTAATCAAATCATCAGGAACTTACATAGTACCTGCCAATACGGTAAAACTCGATGTCTTTCTGGTTGGTGCTGGTGGTGGAGGTGGTCTGCCAGTAGCATCGACATCTTATGGTTCCTATACAGCTGGATATGCTGGGGAAGGTGGTGCAGTTGTATATCAGGAAAACATGCCATTCATTAAAGGAGAAGAAATAAATGTTGTGATCGGACAAGGTGGGAGTGCAGCAACAACAGCCAATAATGCGGGAAACAAAGGAGGTGATACATCTTTTGGAACGCTCATTGCATTGGGTGGTAATGGTGGAATTGCCGGAACAAATTCATTGCCATCAATCGGGAGTGATGGAACAGCTTGTCCATTTGGAGATATAGAATCGGAATCTATCATATCTACTGATTTATTTGGAGCAAATGGAGGAGATGGGAGTACTACTACTACGGCTAATGTAGGAGGGAATACTAGCGCAGGAAAAGGAGCCAATCGCTCTACTGCTGCTGATAATGCTTCTTTTTACGGTTCTGCCGGAGGGGGTGGAACTATATACAGGACATTTAGTAACGCAATAAGAAAAGGAGGAAATGGTTATCAGGGAGTTGTTATATTGAAAGTTACCCGTATGATAAAAGAAAGTGAAATACCCCTTGTTGAAAAATTTGAGATAATCACTGATATATCTCGGACCTCTTGGACTGTGCCTGACAATACAAAAAAAATAGACATCTTTATAGTAGGTGGCGGAGGTGGTGGTGACGGTTCAAACTCTGTAAACACTAATGGAGACTGGGTCAGTGGTGGCGGAGGTGGAGAAGTATTATATGTAGAAGATATTTCTTTCACAAAAAATCAAATATTTGAATTATCAGTTGGGGATTGGACTGCTTTATCGTATGGTGGTGAAAAAGGAAACCCAACAACATTTGGAGAATATACTGTAGCAGGAGGAGAAGCGGGAAAAGAAAGCAATGGTGGACGTCCTTACACTAAAGATGGCACACTTTGTCCTTTTGGAGACTTATCTCATATAGACCCGGATTTGACTGGTACTGTAAGATATGCGGCAACCGGTGGTTATGTTGAATATAGCAATGGTACATTATATGAATATTCAGGAAATAAAACCGGCGGAGGTGGTGGCAGTATTAAGGGCAATGCCGGAAATGGTACATTCTATGGATCCGGTGGCGGTGGCATGGGAGTCTCTAGCGGGCAGTTTTCTCGTCCCGGAAGAGGGTATCAGGGTATAATAATAATCCGATATTATGTAAAATCCTTTGAATAAAGTCTAATTATAGGATCTAATTAGTAGGAGTATCAAATATAAAAAATTAGAGGTATGGCGGATAATAAAGAACAAGTAATATTAGAAGTAGTTATTAAAAATGATGCTGCATTGAAACGGCTCAAGGAGAATAAGCAGGATATTGCTGAACTTCGGGAAGAACAAGCCTTGTTGAATAAAACGACATTGGAGGGGAAGGAGGCCTATAAACGATATGAAGATGAGATAAAGAATCTTAGGAAACATAACGTACTGTTGAACCAAGAGATCAGGAACAATAATAAATCAATAGAGGATCAGGGAGGCAGTTTACAATCTATGCGTGCTGAACTTTCCCTGCTGAATAAGGTATATGTAAATCTTAGTCAAGCGGAGCGTGAGTCTGCAAAAGGACGTGATTTACAAAAGAAAATCTTATCTCTCAATACTACGATCGGAGATGCAGAGAAAAAACTGGGGGATTTTCGTCGACAGGTGGGTAATTATGAAAATGCCATGAAATCGGCGTTAGGGGCAAACAATAAATATGTTGCAACCCTTATGCTCATGAAAGATGGCAATATGAATTTGGGCGCAGCCTTAAAAACTACTACATCGGTTGTAATCTCTTTCGGAAAAGCCCTTTTTGCTGCGATAATGGCAAACCCAATTATAGCAGTTATTGCAGGAATTGTTGCAGTCCTTACTGGGCTTGTTAAAATAATGAGAGGTAATGAGGAGCAATCAGCACGTTTGGATGCAGTTTTGGCTCCGTTGAAAAGAACATTTGAGGGTATTGTTGCCGTACTTCAGATTGTTGCAGGATGGGTTCTTGATGTTGCTGAAGGGTTTGAAGCGTTAGCATTGCAAGTAACTAAACTAGGGGAGAAGATTCCTGTAATTGGAAAATATTTCAAACAAAGTAATGATGCCATGCTTGCCAGTATACAACTTTCAAAAGATAAAGCAGCTTTAGATAAGCAAACTCGGGAATTAGATGTTGCGAATGCAAAAGCTCAATATGAATCATCTGAACTTCGAAAGAAGGCGGAAGATCGGGTAAAATATACGGCAGAAGAAAGGCTAAAGTTTGTACAGGAAGCGAATGCCAAAGAGCAAGAAATTCTTGATAACCGGTTAAAGATTGCAGAGGAACAGTTTCGTATTGCTCAGGAAGAGGCCACTTATAATGAAAATAGTAAAGAGGTTAATGAAGATTTGGCCAAAATGGAAGCAAACTTGTATCTTGTCAGAAAAGAACATTCGGATAAGACAAAAGAGTTGATGACTAAGGAGAATGAGATACGAAACCAGTCCCTTACCGCTGAAAAAACACGTTTGGCTCAGGCTAAGAAGGCTACTGAAGAAGCAGTAAAGCAAAAGCAGAAAGAACTTGAATTGATTCGTCAGGCTGAAGATACAGCATTATCTCTAGTTAAGGAAGGAATAGAAAAACAGAGACAAACGGTAAATGTTCAGTATGATCGACAGATCGAAGATTTGAAACGTAAGCTCAGTACAGAGAAGAATTTAACTGATGCAGCAAAGAAGGCGTTGAATGATTCTATAATTCTGGCCGAACAGAAGCGTGATGCAGATTTGAAGAAATTATCTGATGAGTCTATCCAGGCTCAGATAAAAAAAGAAACTGAACGTATCCAGTTACAACTTGACTCTGTCAAAAAAGGAACATCACAGGAACATAATCTCCGGCTTTCTCTGATCGAACATAATCGCCAGGCTGAACTTGCCGCTAATTTGCAACTGGCTAAAGAACTCCGACAATCGGAAGTCGATATAAATGCAGCTTACAACAAATTGATAGCAGATGAAAACGAAGCATTCCGGAAAGAGCAGTTCGATAAGCAATCTGAATATATCCGCTTGGAATGGGAAAATAAGATTTTACAGCTCCGAGAGGGAACATTGCAAGAATATGACTTAAAAGTGCAACAAGCCCAAGCTGACTATGACTTATTAGTAAATATGGATGCCGCAACCAAAGCTGCATTGTATGAATCGGATATCGAATATACGAATGCTGTACTACAAAGTCAGAAGAGGATAACAGAAGCAAAGCAGGCTCAGGTTAATGCGGAAAATGAATTTGTACTTATGCAGATAGAAGCTGCAACAACTGTTACTGATGCTTTTTCCTCAATGATTGATACTTTTGCTGAAGATAATGAAAATTTGGCCGCTTTTGCTAAAACAGTAGCATTATTCAATATAGGTTTGAGTACGGCAGAAGCATTGGCAAAGGGGGTAGCCTCTGCTCAAGCAGTTGGCTTCCCTGCTAATATTCCTGCAATTGCTACAACTATTGCAGCCATTATGGCAAATATCGTAAAAGCAAAACAATTGGTAAGCAAAGAGAAGAACCCGAAATATGCCGATGGTGGTGAAATCACAGGTCCTTCGCATGCTTCAGGTGGAGTTCTGATCGAAGCTGAAGGAGGGGAAGGTATTATAAATAAACACTCAATGTCTAATCCCTTACTGCGTTCTATTGCCAGTGCAGTTAATGTCGCCGGCGGTGGTGTTCCATTCTCTAATGTTCCAATATTCCCGTCGGGTTCCAGTGGTGGGCTTGATACTGCCGAACTGAAAGCTGTTTTCGTTGAAGCATTAAAGGAAATGCCGGTTCCCGTGGTTAGTGTTGTTGAGTTTACAGAGGTACAAGATAGAGTGAAAATGATTCAAAATAATTCGACTATATGAAAGTTCATGAAATATTAGCCTTTAATAAAGAGTTATTAGAAAAGCTCTATTCTGCAGGTTTGAATACATCTGATTTTTTACATGTCGATCTGTATAATGAGTATGCCCGGCTAAAAAGGGATGGATTGAAAAAGGCTTATATTGTTTCTTTCCTCTCCGATCAGTATAGTATGAGTGAACGAAAAGTGTATCAGGTCATTTCTAAGATGGAACGCTCTGTTTGAACTCTGTATTCTTTATTTCATAGGCTGTATCGTTTTATCGGTACGGCCTTTTTTTATTACTGCAAAATATGTGCAGTGCTTTTTCATTTTATCTTCTCTTTTGATATACAATATGATATAAATTTGCACAAAAAGATATTTAAATATGGCGGTATTAAAGATTCACAGTGATATAGTAGATGAAGAGACAAGGCAAATGAACTTGTTTTGGATCGGAGTGGACGGAACTTCCTTTGATTCCGTCGATGCTTTCATTGAAAGTATCCCGGAAGACGATAACAATATAGAGTTACGATTGAATTGTCGTGGTGGTAATTGTATGGAGGGGTGGACCATTTATGATAAGTTACGTTCAACGGGTAAAGAAATGACTGCCATTGTTGAAGGTAAATGTGCATCTATGGCTTCTGTCCTTTTGTTGGCCGCTCCTAAAGAACGACGTTACGCCTATCAGAATGCTACACTATTGATACATAATCCTTATATCCCACCTTACACTTTGGCAGATGCTTATGATGCAGAAGATTTGCGACGTATGGCGGAGGACTTAGAGGCCGAAACGACAAAGATCGTGAATCTATACGTTGATCGTACCGGCTCCGAGGAAGATGTACTGCGTGCCCTTATGGCGGAGGATAAATTTGTCGATATGGATAAAGCAAAGGAATTAGGCTTTATATCTGAGGTGAAGCCTCCTATATCCGCAAAGGAAAAGCAACCAAAGAAATGGAATCACTCAAAAATAAATAATATGAATCAAGAAAAAAAAGTAACAGTAGCACAGGCTTTTCAAATGCTAGGAGTAGCATTAGGAGTCGTTAAGGCTCCGATTGTCAGTCTTGATCTGTCAACGGCAGACGGAAGCACTTTAACAGTAGAACGTGAAGAAGGGGAACCACAGGTCGGTGATACAGCGTCCCCGGACGGAGAACATCTTATGCCTGATGGAAGTACAATCGTCGTAGAGGGAGGTGTAATTGCTGAAATCCGCGATCCGGAAGAGGAAAATAATAATGACGAACTGGATGCAGCCAATGCGCGAATAGCGGAATTGGAAGCTGAACTAACGTCTTTGCGTACCCAGGCAAAAAGCCAGGACGAACTTGTGATCTTGAACAAGGTCAAAACAATGGGAGGCTTGGAAGGCTTGAAGAAAATTGCAAGTAGCTATGTTCCTGATGCGCGAGGTTTCCAAGGCAATCAAGGTGGACAGGGTGGAAACAGTGATCCAGTTTCTTTGATTGATAAAAAGCTGGCTGAAAAACGTGATTCCCGTAAAAAGAAGTTTAACAAATAAAAAATGTTTGTATGCCTAAGTTAGATTTTACGAAATTAACCCCTACAAATCATGCTATTGAGAGTTTGCGTGATTTGTTAAACATGACTGTGTTTCAGGATGAAAACCTGGAGCAGTTTATTACGTCAATGGGTAAAATAGTCCACGGTAAACGCCTTGGCTTCATTGGAGAAATGGAAGATGTCGGTAATGAGGGAGCCGGTTGTAATCCTACTTACAAATCAGTCGGTATTCCGGCTGCTGAAAAGCAGTGGGAACTCGGGGACTGGGAAATTCCTTTGAATCTTTGCTATGAAGATTTGGAAGGAACGATTGCTGATTACTGTTTGAAAACTGGTACTGAAATCGGTGATCTTACATCTACGGAATACATGGATTACATTGTGTTACCCAAATTGGAAGAAGCCATGCGGAAAATGATGTGGCGTATTGCCTGGTATGGTGATAAAGACGCGAAAAATAATGCTGATGGAGGTGTGTTGACATCAGGTGTCGATCCAACTTTGTTTACGATGGCCGACGGTTTTTGGAAACGTATTTTTGCTATTGCAGCCGGGAACTCTAATCAATATACAGCAATCTCAGCGAATGACACTGCATCTTATGCAACCCAGAAATCAGGATTATTGACAAAAGGTGTTGCAACATCTTTGTTTGAAAAAATCCGAATGGATGCAGATGGACGCATTGAGGTAATGGACGGATCGGCTATTTTCTGTACGAAATCTTTGGCTGATGCTTTAGCCTGGGATGCAAAACAAACCTATAATACGATTATGCCGTGGCAGGTTCTGTTTGATGGTCTAAAAGTCTCTGAGTGGGATGGTGTGAAAGTTTATTCTATCTCTTTGTTTGACCGATTCACAAAAAAATATCAGGATAATGATACAAAGTTGAATTTACCGCATCGTGCTGTATATACTTCACCCAGTCAGTTGCTCATGGGCTATCCGGGTAGTTCTGCTATTTCAGAACTTGATGTGTGGTTCGAACGTAAAGAACGTATGAACTATATCTATTCAACGGGTAAGATCGGTACTCTTATCAAAGAGGACGAACTGATTCATGCTGCTTATTAATAATCCGGGGTATGGTATTCTGTACCCCATCAAATACTCATAGATATGGCAGATTGCGAAAGTTTAATTAAAAAAGATATTGATATCAACTGTGATACACCAGTTACTCGTGGTTTGGAAGCTAATGCAGTAATCATTAATCGTTCAGATATTGATTTTGCAAAAAGCGTGTTTGCTACAGGAAAAAGCAATGTTCTTGATGCTCTTGTTTTGAAGACAGGAAAGAAAGGATATAAATGTTTCGTGCCGGGCAAAACACCCTTTACCGGGACTAAAACAAGTCTGAATGTTGGAACCTATGTAAATACATTCAATAATGAGTTTGCAATTGTGATCCTTGACAACGGACCGGAGACTAGCGAAAGCATTATTGATGGTTTGGCAAATGGGACGTTTGTTGTCGTTTATGAAAATAAACATAAAGGTACAACGAAAGATGCTGCATTCCAGGTTTCCGGTTTTTATCAGGGTATGACTGCAACGACATTGGAGAATGACAAATACAGTGAGGAAACTGAAGGAGGTTGGAAAGCTGTGTTGACAGAAGAACGGGCCCCGAAATCAGGTTTGTTCCTGCATAAAACTGATTATGAAACGACAAAGGCTTTGTTTGATAGTTTGATTGCAGCAGCTTAATACTGTATAGGTATGAGAGTGGATGAACTATTGACAAATGAAGTGATCGAGCGTTTTCGTCTTCGGAAAGAAACACCGCAAGAACGGGATACGCTCGTTTCTTTGGCTTCTAAAGCTCTATGTCGCAAAATATCCTACACTTGTAGGAACTGCTATTTTGATGCGTTGATGGAACTCGTCAACTTTTATAAAACTAATCGAATATTATTTGAGGAACGTATGAAAGAAAAAAGATATCAGATTGCCAGAGGTGTGTGTATGCCTCTTGGCTTTGGTTCCAGTCGTATGATCGTGTACCAGAATTGTACGGATGAGTTAGCGATCGAATTTTTGTCTTTGGATGAAAAAAACAGTAAGTATTTTGAACGTCTGCCTGATGGATGGAAGGATGATGTTGCAGAATATTTGGAAAAGTTGTCTGGGAAAGAACATATTCCTGTTGAATTAACTCCTGCCGAATTGGATGCTATCGCCGATATGAAAAGAATGCTTATTGAAGGTATGACAAAAAGAGCTGTAAAGGAGCATTTTGTGACCTTTGATAAGGTTGGTGATGTGAAAGTAACGAAAAAGTATATTGATTCTTTACTGAAAGAGGCATCTGAACAATTGAAGGCAGAAAGTGAGAAGAAAACAGATGATCCGGGTAAAGATGGTGCATTGGAGAACGGAAAAAATCAGGATCAGACGGAAGTAGATTAATTGATACAATAGACTTGTGAAATATGACAATTGATGAAGTAAAAATACCGAAAATACGTATTCCTATAGCAGATGTAACCAACCTGGATATACAAAGTTATGGAAAGGGGAATAACTATCCTCAGATGATATTGCAACTGTTGGGTGCTTCCAGCAATGCAAAAAGTTGTGTTGGCCGGTATGCAAAATTTATTAGAGGTGCAGGTTTCAAAGATTCCTTATTTTACAAGTCTATTGTCAATATGAAAGGCCAGACATGTGATACTTTGCTAAGGCTCTGTTCTGATGATTTGGCAAAATTTGGTGGATTTGCTTTGCACATAAATTACAATCTTCTATGTGAGATCACTAGCGTTGAGCATATTCCTTTTGAAGACTGCCGACTGGGCATTGAAGACGATGCTGGATATATAGCCGAAATCGCCATACACCCAGATTGGATCTGTTCGAAAGGTAGGAAAAAGATCAAGAAACCCAGTAAAAGTACCATTGCCTATACAGATGTGTTTAATCCCAATCCAGACGTTGTACTATCTCAAATTGTGGAAGCTGGAGGTATCGAAGCTTATAAAGGTCAGACGTTATATGTGTCAAAAGATGGGTTCATGGTCTATCCATCTACCATTTACGACAGTGCCATTACTGATATAAGCACCGATGAAGGTTTGGCAAATGTTCGTTATCGTAATGTCCGAAGTAATTTTTTGCCGATGGGTATGTTCGTTTATCCCAAAGGACAGAAAGTCATGGTAGAAGATAAAGATGGAAATTGGGTTGAAGGGACAGAATATCAGAATGGTTTTGATGCAGCGAAATTTAAAGATTTTCAAGGTGATTCCGAAGCATGTAAAATTTTAGGTGTAGGGCGTGAAGATGGAGACGATGTTCCTCAATTTGTCGAGTTCCCAACCAAGAACTTCGATAAAGACTTTACTGTAACAAAGGATGCTGTAGCGGAGGAAATACATGCAGCGTTCAATCAGGAGGTATTTTACCGTATTCGTTCCGGTGCACTGGGGTTTTCAAACGACATTATTAATGATGCCTTTAACTTTTATAATGCTATGACGATCGACGAGCGTGTCCTGATGGAACAAAGTTTCCGGTCTGTGTTCTCACATTTTGCATATCCGGTTAATCAAACAAACGACTATTCATTAATTCCTTTAAGTTATGAAGTCCAATCTGTTTAATAAGCAATTAACGGACGTAGATAGTGTAAAGACTACCGTTCGCCCCATGTCGACGCATGTAGATGTTGAAAAAACACTTGTCTACATTGATGAATCCCAGCAGCAGGATATCAAAAATGCTTTAGGTGATAACCTTTTCATTGATTTGCTCCGGTATGTCAATCGATCTGAAGGAGAACCAGCTAACGATGCCTATGATAATTTGCTTCATGGTGGTATCTATAAAAATGGAAATGATGAATTTATATTTTCAGGTCTTGAAAAAGCACTGAAATACTTTGTTTATGCTCGTTTGGTTAAACATGGAGACAGGAACCTGTCACGGGTGGGATTGATGCAGAATCAGGTTGAATATAGCTCACATGCAGAGTTAAAAGAAAAGCAGGAAGAATATAAGGATGCTTTTTCTGTGGCCGAGGAACTGATGAATGATTGTCTCCGGTATATCAAGCATAATTCAGATAAGTTCCCTAAATGGAGAAAAGGAAGCATTACTCCGGTTCGTGGTCCTGTAATTTCTAAAATAGGGGACTGATGGAGAACTATACAGATAAATTCCTTTTTGGACTGATTGAATTTTTCGCTTGGGCGAAATGGCTTTTCTTCCTGGCTTTAGTGCTGACGCTGGGTGATCTGAAGTTCGGTATTGCTGCATCACGATACCGGAAAGACCCGATCAAACGATCACGGGCTGTCCGGCGTACAATGGATAAGATTACAAGTTATATCATTTGGGTTGTAATGGCTTATTCGTTCGGCCAGGCTTTCGGGCAACCATTTGGGATCGACTTGCTACCGCTTATAATTCTACTCGTTATATACGGTGTTGAGTTAGAAAGTATATATGTCAACTACTTTGCTGCACGTGGAAAGCATGTAAAGGTGAAGTTCTTGAATTTCTTTGGAAAGAAAACAGATATAATAGAAATAGAAGGTGATAAAAATGAGACAGATAAATAAAATCATAATGCATTGTACTGCATCGCGTGAAGGGCAGTCTCTTACCGTTGCTGATATTGATAAGATGCATCGGGCACGCGGATGGAACGGTATCGGCTATCATTACGTAGTTTATGCTGATGGATCAGTTCATAAAGGGCGACCAGTAGAAAAAGCCGGGGCGCACGTTTCTGGGCACAATGCGGACAGTATAGGCATTTGTTATGTCGGTGGGCTAGATGGTTCCGGAAATCCCAAAGATACCCGTACCGAAGCGCAAAAGGCTGCCATCTGTGAATTGGTGAATGAGTTGTGTCGGAAATATCCGGCTGTTGTAGAAGTAAAAGGTCATCGAGATTATTCGCCTGATCTAAATAGTAATGGTGTGATTGAACCTTTTGAATGGTTAAAGGCTTGTCCCTGCTTTGACGTACAGAGTGAATTTACATCGTTCCTTCCCAACGTAAATGTAAAACCATGAAAGGCATTGTATTACTCTGGTGTATGTTTCTCTTTTTTGGATGCGGAACAAAAAAGCAAAGCTACAGATCGGAAACGGTTAGTACAGCTGTCAGCAGTCAAAAGGATAGTACACATGTCACGGAATCTGTTCAGCGGACAATTACGGAGTTACTGGAGTATAAAGGAACCGGTATCATAACTATAACAAAGTTATCCAAGCCGGACAGTATCGGGAACCAATATATTGTAAAGACTACCCAGATGGATATCCATTCCGAACAAAAACGATCGGTGACAACAGAAGATAATTGTGATAGGCAGGAAACTGATACATCTATCCTGGTAAAGGATGAAGGTATAAGAGAGATTGTTACTGATGATGTGCTGATTGATCGGAGGTCTGTTTTGCCGAGTTGGATATCTGGACTGATTGTTATTCTGTTTGGTTGTTTGGGCTTATGGATAGCTAGGAGTTTTAAATAACGCTTTTTTCTCATAGTAATAGTTTAGTTAGTAATTGGGCGTCTTACTCGTGAGGGTAGGACGGTCCCTTTTTTTCTAGGTTAGGATTAATTGAAAATATAGAAATAATGATTTTACGTTATTATTTTATATGAACAAAATTATTTTTTTTATTTTTGTAAAAAAACATTATGAAGAAGGATGAATTGATACGAATCATAAAACAAAAGCATTCTGCCCCGTTTTTATTTTTAGGATCAGGGTTTACTAAGCATTATTTAGATACTCCTGATTGGGAAGGGTTATTACAAAAATTTGCATCTAAGCACTTGAACTCTTATACTAATCGATTAGGAACAAGGGATTTGACTGTTGTTGCTTCGGAAATAGCATCGGAGGTGTCTGATGTATTTTGGAATTTACCAGAAGATGACCAATTTAAGGTAGAGTTCCAAGATAAGGCTGTAAATACATCAAGTGTGTTGAAATATAAGATTTCAGAATATTTGAAAACATATTCCTTAAAAGAATTGCCAGAGCAATATGAGGCAGAATTGGATTTGTTGAGAGCTGCTAATATAGATGGGATAATTACTACTAATTGGGATGATTTTGTAGACCGATTATTTCCCAAGTTTAAAACATTTATAGGACAAGATGAGTTAATTTTCTCACCAACATACAATGTAGGTGAAATTTATAAAATTCATGGTTCAATATACCAGTCTGAGAGTTTGGTTCTAACCCAAGAGGATTATAAAGATTATAATGAGAGAAATATATATCTTGTGTCAAAGTTAACTACGATGTTTGTTGAGCATCCTATATTTTTTATGGGATATTCGATAAGTGATAATAATGTTCAAGAAATATTGGAGGGTATTGTCAAGTGTTTAAATAAGGAAATGATTTCTAAGCTTCAAAATAATTTATTTTTTGTTGAATGGAATTCAAATCCTGATGCTTTGTGTACAATAGAAAAATATGATATATTGATGTCTAATTCTCTTATTCTTCCTGTTACTCGAATAAATACACATAGTTATAAAGATGTTTATGAATGCTTGAGCTTTTTTAATCGACAAATACCAGCACATTTATTACGAATTTATAAACAGAATTTTTATAAAATAGTCATTTCTGAAAATCCAGAAAATCAATTATTTGTGTTAGATGATAAAAGTCTTGATAAAGTAAAAGATTTACAGTTTGTTTTTGGTTTTGGTGCTATAGATAAATATAAATCAGCAATAGGATATACAGGATTAAAATCAATTAATATATTTAAAGATATTATTTATGATACGGGAAATTATGAACCTGAACAGATTCTTACAAAAACTTTGCCGGAATTACGAAAGGTAACTCCTTTTATTCCCTGTTATAAGTATTTAAGGGCTTTGGGGATAACTAATAATGAAGAGTTTGCAAACAATCAA